GGCTTTAACATCTTGCCTTTTCCTTTCTTCCGTGCTACAATAAGCACGGACACAATATCTTGTGGTGAGATTCGTCCCACCCGCCCCGCTCGATGCTGCAACATTGGGCGGGGCATTTTTTACTGCCCATCGCTGGATTCAAACAGCTCGTCCACGGTCACGCCGTACATCTTCGCCAGCTTCTTGTGGTACTTGCGCAGCGGTCGCCAGTCGCCAAGCTCCCAATGCGTCACGCAGGATAGGTCAACATTCAGTTTCTTCGCCACCTGCGCGCGGGTCAGCCCGGAGCGTTCTCGCAGCTCTCTCAATGTCAATTTTTGCGTCCTCCCTTCATTGTGAGTTATCATTGACTGCGGCGGGGAGATTTGCTATACTGCCATTAGCCCTCTTTGGGCAACTTCAAAGGAGGTGGTTTTCGTGACCAACCTTTTGATTTTGCCTGTTCCCTTCCTGCCGGGTCGCAACAGCGGTGCCAAAGCGCGTTAAACTGGCTAAATGTAGCAACTGATACGGCGGAGCACTCAGTGAAGAGGTTAAAACTCACGGTGATATGCCAGTAATCATATCCCACCGTATCGGGTACTCCCGATTGCTTACCAGCGAGAAGGCAATGCGCAGAACCAAAACTGCGAAAGTGGTAAGGCTCCAGAAGAACTTGTAGCACCATTGCAAGCGGCGAAAGCCTGCACGGAGTAAAGGGTAAACAAATTTGGACATTGGCCGGTGGGAATGGTGCTCCCACCGGTCTTATGTTTTCCCCGCCGCAGTCAATGCCCCCCGAAACCTCATAAACGTGAGAAATCACACTTGACACTGCCCCGAAAGCGTATTACAATGAAATCGCCAAAAGACATTGCAAAAAAGCCGCTTTTATGGGGGCTGGGTTTTGTGTACCCTTTTCCGGTGGGCTTAGGTATATGATACCTCACTTTATGGGGTAAGTCAATACTTGATACCCCATTTTTTGGGTTTTGGCGAAACCCACAAATTGAGGTGTGCGTTTTGATAAGATATGATAGAATTCAAGAGCTTGTGAATCTTTGTGGGAAAAAGAAAAGCTTCCTTAGTGAAGCAATGGGATTCTCGTCGAGGTATTTAATTGATGCCAAAAAGCAAAACACAAATATCGCCGATGAACCGTTGCAAATTCTCGCAAAAGAACTTAAAACCACGCCTAAATATCTCCGTGGTGAAACGGACGACCCGGGCATAAAAGAAGCCCGCGCCACAAAGGGCGAGGGCTTGGATGGTAAAATCGCTCAGTTTATTCGCTCTGCGTCTGCGGAGGAATTGGATGAGATTTACCGGTATATTGATTTTTTGGAAAGCAAGAGGAAAAAACCGTAACGGTGATCAAAACGATCTCAAAAGGAATCGCATCGGCAGCTATTGAACAAATAATAGCTCGCAAGGCGTGACATCATACCCGCCGTTTGTTTCTTCTACCTGCACATGAGTTTCTCGAAATGGAGTGCTCTGTGCGGCGACCTGATTGCTTGCTTTGATTGCCTGATCTAAACAGGCCGGAAGATATTCCGCGCTGTCGGCAGAAAGCCCAGACGCGCTGATTGCGTCCATGCACCGGTTTACTGCGTCAACCATTTTCGCGTCTATGTACCATGCTTTCGTTAGCTCTTTCATGGCATAAGCCTCCTTCAATAAATCTTATAAGCTGGTTTTTTTCTTCTGGTGCAAGCGATAGCGCGGAATAAAGCACCTTCTCTCGCATTATTTCAATATCCGTTTTGCTTATTGTATCATTTTTTACGCCATTACACAACATTTTGTGTCCCTCCAAATAAATTATATTAACGGGGCTATATGTCGATTATTGCACTTTGTGCAGTCGAAAATATAAGAAAGTCGAGATTTGAGATGAAAAAGCTTTTATACATTGCGTTGTCTGCGGTCCTCATGCTCGGAATGTTAACCGCATGTGGTGAGCCAAAGCAGGACGAGCCAGAAACCGACCCGGCAACCCCGCCTGATCTCGTCGGAGAATGGAAGCAGACAAACAGCGATGCAGAGGACGCATGGCAGGCCGCTACCATTGCCGGAGATACCATTGAGGTGTATTGGGTATCTGATAACGGAGACACCAAAGCCCTCTATTGGGCTGGTTCTTTCGATGCCCCTACCACGGCAGATGAGCCGTACAATTGGGAATCTGTAAACGATAAAGACCAGACCGATATGGCGATTCTTGCCAGCGGCGACGACACCAAGACGTTTACCTATCAGGACGGCGTAATTAGCTACGAAGTGTCTGCTATGGGAGTTACGCAGACCGTAAAACTTGAGAAGCAATAAGTAACTAAAGGCACTGCCGCCCTCTGCAACAAACGGCAGTGCCTTTTTGCAGCCGGCGGGAAGCGGTCGCCGCTGCTTGCTTTCACCGTACAACACCCAGTACTGCACTTTCAAGACTTGGATTCGACACTTCGACAGCGTCCGACATATTTCATTGCTACAAAAAAGTGCAACATTTGCACTGAAAGGATATGATGTTAAGTGAACATTCAGAAACGATGTCAGGAGCAAAAAGACTTGTTAAGACTAACGCATCAAGATATTGCCGACAAAGCAGGCTTACCGTTGCAAACAGTAAAAAATTTTTTCTCCCGCGCATCTAAGTCTCCATCAGTTTATACGGTCGCTGCGATTTGCAAAGTGCTTGGCATATCCCTTGATGAATCGTTCGGAATTTCCGAACACTTGACGCCAACCGAGGAAACTTTGCAAGCGCGTAACGACGAGCTGGAACGCCATGTTGACGCGAAAGCCGATACCATTGAGATCATGCGGCGCGGTGTGCGTATCCGCAACGTTGTGATTGCTATAATGTTTGTCATCATTGCTATGCTTGCTGTGTGGTGCGTGTACATTGATTTTCACTGCATAGATTACGGGTTTTGGAGGGGGATTTGATGAAAATACCAAAAGCAAAACTACTACCGTCAGGCAACTGGAATGTCAGCGTCATGGTAGACGGAAAGCGTGTGTCCGTCACAGCTCCTACCAAGCGGCAAGCGGAGAATGAAGCCGCCGCATTGAAGTCCGGCGCAAAGTCTGCCGCTCGTGCGTCTGAGCGAACGGTCGGCGACGCTATTGACCGATATATCGATAGCAAGGACGCGATACTTTCCCCCTCCACCGTCAACGGGTACAGAAAACTCCGCAAGGTGGTTTTCCCGGAGCTGATGAGCGTTAAGTGCTCCTCGTTGACGCAGGATCGCATGCAGCGTGCCGTGAATAAGATGGCGCGGGAAAAGTCGCCCAAGTACGTCCGCAACGCTTACGGCCTGTTTACTGCGACAATGGCAGAGGAATTCCCAGATAAAGTGTTCCGTATATCTCTCCCTCAGAAGGAAGCACCTAAAATCAAAATCCCTACCATGGACGAGATCAGAATTCTACACGAAGACTGCAAGGGCACGGACTTTGAATTGCCTTTCCTTCTGGCTGTCTGGCTCGGTCTCCGTACATCGGAGATCAGAGGTCTAACATGGGATTGTCTTGACGGTGATATCCTGACGATTAAGCAAGCAATGGTAGACGGTGAGAACGGCCCGCAGCTCAAGCAGCCCAAAACTTACAGTGGAAACAGAAAACTGAAAGTGCCGCCGTATATTATGGGGCTGCTTGACGCAACACCGCACACAGATGAGTATATTGTCCACGCAACCAGAAATGTCCTATATAAGCATCTGCAACGCGCGTGTGCCCGCTGCGGAGTTCAGCCGTTCCGCTTCCACGACCTCCGCCATGTAAACGCGTCGGTCATGCTCAGGCTCAATGTCCCGGACAAATACGCAATGGAGCGCATGGGGCACTCCACAAACAACATGCTTAAAAACGTATATCAGCACACCATGGATGATAAAGCCGTAGCAGTGGCAGATGCCGTTGACGGCTTTTTTGAATCCGAATTTCATCTGTAATTTCATCTGCAATTCATCTGCAAAAGTCGTGTTTTAACGGAATATAACTTGCAGATATCGCAAGTAATGCGTAAACATGTAAGCTTGAAAACCCTTGCAAATACAAGAAAAACCCCGCAGCCGTTGAAACTGCGAGGTTTTTTCATTGGTGGAGGCGGCGGGAGTCGAACCCGCAACCGAAACCGCAAAAGCATTGATATTACACGGTTTTTTGATACGCATCTGTAATTCCATCTGCAATTTACTTTTCCAGTTTGCGCATGACGCTATTATAGACGCGCTCGTTTACAATTTTCAAGCTGTCCATCAGCTCGTCCATAATCACCCATGCCTTGTCTGGCG